CTTGCGGATGGTTGTTGGCAAGGTCCAGCAGGGCTTGCTTGATTTTTATCCAAGACATAGTTTTGCAGTTTCAGTATGTTCTTCTTGTGTGCGCCCATCGTTAGCAGTCGTTACACGCCCCGAATTGACCGTAGGGGTAGGGGTAGTCAAGGTTGCTGATTCCCATCCTCCTGTTGCGGTCCAAGACCATCCCGGTGCGATAGTTGGTGGCGTTCGGGTAGATGGTGTCAAGGGCCGATGGAGGCGAGTTCCACAAGGGATAGGAGTTGCGGTTCTCCATCAGGTAGCGAGTAATCCGTTCGGAATACCACTCGGCATCGTTCTTGACCTTATCGGTCAGCCGGGTAATCTCTTCCATGCTCATTTGCGAGGACTCTTCGCTCGTTCTGCGGACCATCCCCTTGTTCATGTACTTGAACGCAAGAACCATGGGCAACTCGTAGTAGAGCCATTGAATCATTGCCGGCTGGATGTAGTCCTCCAGCAGCGTTTGGTTGAGTGCAGACGTTGAACCGCTGACCACTTGGCTGACGAGTTCCCCATACAACGGAGAGCCTACAATCGGCTGAATCCGCATCTCTTGGACCTTGACAACCGTTGGACGGATTTGGGTGTAGGATACGTTCTCGTTTATGATACTATTGTCCAGTAGCGTTTCTTCGCTGATAAAGAGTGCCTTCATGCCTTCGTGATTTTATTGCCTTTACGGATGACCAACTGCTGCTCCCATACATGGCGACATTGGGGGCGATTCACTCCGCTGGGCGTGTGATACCAACCGCCCCTGCGATTCCATACGGAGTAGCCCATGATTGCACTAATCCCGTCGATGTCCTCACGGGTGTAAACCTTGCCTTGACCGGCCAAGTCCAACATGACCTTGCAAAACTCACGGCTTGACCGCTTGTCCTTATTGCTGAATCCCGTGGCCCATGCGTACTTGTAGCGGACCTCCAGTACAGGCTCGGCAACTTCCTTGACATTCTTGGGAAGGTTCTGCTCGGCTATCTTGTCCACGGCCCTGCTGATAGGATAGCGGTCCTTGGTAATCAAGTAGGCGACTCGCTTGGCGACCTTGGCCTTGCTGACTCCGAACTCCTTTGCCATTTCTTCAACCGATGCGTCCCGGTTCTTCTTGCGGTAAGCCTCAATCTTCAGGTCCAGTTCCTTTTCTTCCTCGCCCAGTTCGGCAAAGGCCAAGCGGATGTTTTCGTCTATGTTGGTGTCGAACCGCATCGGCTTGGAGTGCATGACATGGTAATCGTCTGCATGGCTTCCAAACTTAGAGGCAACCACCTCCAAGACCTTGAACTCTTCATCGCCCCATCCGTAGTCTTCGTCGTCTTCTTCGCCCCATTGAGGCTCGCTGAACTCTTGGGACTGCACTCCGAGCATCGTGTCAATCTCTTGGGCAGACAAACCGAATCCAGCTGACAACATGGTCCGAGCCATTTCCAGCGTGATTTTGTCCTGCATATACTGCCTGACGATACGCATCAGATTTTGGTACTCACGGCCTGACAACTTCTTGATGTTGTCGTTGCTGGCAAGTTGCTCCACGGTTTGCGGTTGCTCATCGGGTTGGGGATTAGGTCCAACCACGTCGGCAGGTTTCTCCAAGGGTTGCAGACCTGCTTTCTCACGCAGTTCGTCTTGTGTCATAATCTGCAACAGGGCTTGTTCGCTTAGTCGCTCGGTAATTGGTTCCACCGGGATAAGTTCCATACCCTCAACGCCATTGAAGGATCCCAAATAATTGATCATCCGCTCCACCTTGCGGACCCGGTCGTTGACGTAGGTGGCTTTAAACAACTCGTAAGCCTCGACTAATTCAGTCCTTCCTCCGAGTTGGCCCTCGGTTTTGACACCGAATAACGCTGGATTCGTTACACGATGGGCAATGAATATCTCTTGCTGAATGGCCTTGTTCAATATCTCGAACTGCTTGTCCATGTCGCTTGGAGTTAATGGCTCCAGCGTCGGAGCCTTGGCTGCATCGTCGTTGAAGGTTACCACAAAGCGACCAGCGTTGTCGGTTCCCGAAAACTTACGTTTGATTTGACGCTCAATGTCGCCCTGCTCTTCGGGTGTCGGGATGCCGTTGTTGAAGTTTATCAAGTAACCGCCCCAAAAGTTGTTTCGCAGGTTGTTGTTGTGGAAGTTCGCCACTTGCACGTCTGCCTCAATCCAAGCATTCCCCCCGATGTATTCCGGGAGCGGGTAGTGCTTCACGCCTGCTGCATAGACCCGATAGTAAAACAACTGCTTTCCGAGGCGATTCTCCGGGTCGAATGCAGGAATCTTCTCGATGTCGCCGACCTTGGGGAACAACTGCATCATGTCATCGTTGTACCAATCAGCGACTTGGAACATCTTTTCTTCCTTGTCCACCCGGATTTTCTCAAAGGGGATGTGTTCCATCTTGGCGATGGTCCCAAGTTTGGACCAAGTAACCGCAACCGCAAAGCCGTTGAAGATTTCCAAGTCAAGGACCAGTTTCTCGGTGATGTCGTTCAAGTCCTCGGTGCTTGACATTCCGTCGAAAAACTTGATGAACCGGGCCTCTTGCTCTACGGTCAGGTTGTCGCCTGCCTGCCATCCTCCGCCCATGATGTAGTTCACCTTGCCATTCACGATAGCGTTGTGCTTGGACGACCTGCGATAGTTGTCAAGCAGGTAGTAGGGGTATTCATTCGCAAAGCCATAGGTGATGTATTTGCCGGAGCGATTCTCCAGCATTACAGGGACCTTATGCTCTATCCCCAACCATTGAGTGAAGTGTTGAGTAGACTTGCTCATAGCGTTACTGCGGTAAAGTTGAGGGACTGAATCGTGATGGGTTCCGCAGAGTTCTTTGAGTTGACCATGATGGTAAACTCGTCGTTGACCGCAGCGGTGAGGTAGGCTTCAGAATAGACCGCATGGCCGTTGTCGTGGCTCATTGTAACCCCTGCCTTGCTGGATGCAATCGTATTGCCTCCCTTGGCGATGTACCAGTCAAATTCCCTGTTGTTGCTTGCCGAAAAGGTCATATTTGCAGACACCTTCAACGCAGCCCCAGCGATGCCTGTGTAGGTAATCACGCAGGTGCTTTTGTTAATCGTAAAGTTGTAGGTTGACAAAATCCCCTCATCCATTGCAATCGTCAACTTAGCGGCTGCATTGCTTGTTGGAGTGAAGTTGGTATTGGATGCAACGGTCAATGAGCCAAAACCCCGTTCCCGATTCAGGGTCGCAGTATCGGCAAGGTCGTCAAATAAACCGCCTACCCGTGCAGCGGTGTTCGCCCCAGCAGCGGTTTCGTTAGCAATGGTTGCAGCACTCGTTTGGAGTTGCGTTCTCGTTTGTACGCTCATTAGTCAAAAGTTGAATCAAAAGTGGAATCAAAGACACCCTCATCGGATGCCCCAAAGACGGTGTACTGGATGGAATTAGCGTAGGTGTTGAAGCCTATCGTTGCGGTTTGTACAAAAGCCAAGCCCGTTTCAACGACCGCCAAAGCAGCGGCAACCGTGCTATTGGTATCGTAAACTTCATATTTATACGAGCCTGTTTCAAGCGACCCCACGGCAATCTGAAATTGGTCATAGCGGTTGGTATAGTTGGAAAGGTTGGCAGATTTCAGCAGGGTGAAATCGGTCGTGGTGTTCTTTGCGATGCTTGTAAGGCGCAAGATGTAGCGGTCCCCCGTGCTGGCTCGCTCGGTCCAAGTAACCGTTATCGTGTTGGTCGTGTCAGGGTTCAGGTAAAGCATCTGCTTGTAAATGTGCGATGCCCCCGAATTTCACAATTTGCGCCCAATCTGCCTGTATAGTTCGGCCCGCTTCTTGGCGGTTTCGACCACGTTGAACTGCTTTTTGATGTCCCTCGTTAGGTTGTCAGCCAAGCCCTTACGCAGGTCGGGGTCAAGGATTAGTTGTTTGATGTACTTGTACCAGTCCTTGGGTTTGTTGTAAGGCACGAGAAAGCCGTTCTCTCCGTGCTTGATTACGTCGGTATAGGGGATGGTTTCGGATGCGATGATGGCCTTGTTCATCCACCCTGCCTCGACCACCTTCAACTCGGACTTTAGTTTGTTGAACTTGGTATCTCGCAAAGGTGCAAGAGTTACGTTCACGAAGTTGTAGCCACCGACATACGAGTAGATGTCAGCAGCCTGAATGCGTCCGTAGTTCGGGTTGTTCCCTTGGTCGCTGATTATCTTCTCGTAGCCTTCATAAACAGGATTATTGTCGTTCCAACCTCCAAGGTAGAGGCGGTACTTGCCGTCAAGGTTTGCGTCCCAGCGTAACTTCTGCATCCCCTCACGGAGCAGTTCCATGTCTTCCCCGTGCTGCGCACCACCGAACCAACCGAACTTGACGAGGTGCTTGTCGGGTTCTTCCTCCGGGTTGGGAATGAACTGCTGATACGCTTCGTAAGGCTCATTCTGCAAGATGCTCACATTCGCATTTAGAGGCCGTATGCGAGCAGCAAGATGCTCGGTGGTACAGGTAACCCAGTCAGCCAATTTAATGTGCTTACGGATGACCTCTGCGAGTTTGGTTTGATGGTAGTGGCGGTACATGATGTGGCCGCTCTCAAGGACCCAGTAATCGTCCAAGTCAAGGATGACTTTCGCCCCATATTGGGTCAGGGCTTTGTAGACGTTCTCGACTTGCTCCATGGTTCCCTGACACCAAAGCCGGCTGAACAGGAACAGATCTATTGAACGAAGCCCCTCGTCGCTGATCGTGGTGATATTCTCGACGCACACATAGTCAAACTCCGGGTAGTTGTCGCCCAAATATGCGTTCGGCATTTCAAGGCGGTAATAACTGCACCCGGTTGGATGGGCGTTGTAAACGATGCAAATCTTCATGGCCGTAAAAATAAGAAGGGCAGCCATTGCTGACTGCCCCTCTCAAACCTCAGATGATGAAAACCTAAGTCAAAGATACTACGAACCGAGTATCTGTGCAGTCGATGGTGAAAAGACTGTGGATGCAATCGAGAACATCGGGTCGGGTTCCATTCCGGTCAAAGTCAATTCGTATCCGCTGCGGTCCCCGAAGGCAGTACCAGTTCCAGCGGTTCCAGCGGTTGCTTCCAAGCCGTTGGCAGAGCCTAACAACCAGTAGCGGTTGTTGTTGTCTTGGACGATGACGATAACACGATTGCGTACCAGCAAGCGGAGTTCGTTGCGGACTGCGACTTGCAGTTTGTTGATCGTGAAGGTTACTTCGGGGGTGTAGAAGATTGATCCGTTCTCAATGCTTGCGTTCAAGGTTTCCGTCAAAGAGGACGTAGCCTTAGTTAAGTCGTACTCAAAGAACCCACCCGAAGCGTACCCAGTGAAGCCTGTAACCGCACCTGAAAGGTTGGCATTGCAGGACCCCGTTGGGATGAAGGATTG